TGGCGCATCATTTTTTGTATATGGAACATCTCCTTCGGGGAGCTCCCATTCGATAGATGGGTCAAATGATGCTTTCAAAATCATTCTTAGGGGCGCAGTATCGTGATCCCTCAAAACTCTAACTTTCTGGTCTTTGGTCTTAGCTTTGGCAACTTTTGCCAGCACTTCTGAAATAAGCGGTGTCATATTAAAAATCTCCTATTGATTCCATGAGATTTCTCAATCTCTTTTGTATAAAATAATTTAGTAGTTTGCTACGGTCCCCTTCTGGAGCATCATGATAATCCTTGATACATTCCAGATACAGTTCTGGTGGCGATTCGTCCAGATCAATCAATTTCTTGTTTCTCTGGTAATTTCTTCGTATCTCCTCGTTTGGTAAAAATTGTTCACACATGGGCCCTGCCCACTCTGCAATCTTCTTCTTACCTAATGGCTTCTGTCTCAATCCATCAGTAAATGTATTGTCTACGGAAAGAACGTTTGGAACACCATCACTAACATCACCCTTCAAAATATGTTCATATAAATACTCACTTGGATCAATCCCATCCACAAATTTCTTAGTAATGGGACTGTATTGTGTAACGTTCTTGTATTTATGTAGTTGAATAAAGTCCTTATCTCCTGACAAAATCATTGTCTTGCCATTATCAAACTCTAATTCACCACACAGTGCAGCAATAATATCATCTGCCTCGGCCCCATATACCTCAAGAACTTTATAGGGAAAGAACTCAATTAGTTCAGCCTTGACACTATTAAGACACTCAAAGATAGCATCCCAATCGTGACCAGAATTAGCTCTACTTTTCTTACGGTTATGTTTATACTGGGGGAAATAGTCTCTACGCCAATAGTGTTTAGAATCATAACAGATTACTAATTCACCATATTCTGTACCAAATTTCTCACGGTACATACGAAGTGAGTTGAGGATCATATGGCGTACCATACTCTCATCTACCTTGTCAGCCTTTGTCATGTTTAAGTGCATCATTACACTTGCCAGACTAATCTGGTTCATATCAACTAGAATCATTATTTTCTCTCAATCGTTTTTCAGCCTCTTCGACTGACTTAGGAAATTTTTCAAGGACAACACTTTTCCTAACGGTGTTGAAACTTACGGTAATTCGTTTGTCTGTCTGGTTTTCAAAAGTGTGATGATCAAGCCAACTTGGAAATATTACTAACGAACCACTTTTAGATGGCATCTCTATAACCTTTCCTTCTGGGAAGGTGAAGACAAGTGGAGCACTATCTTCATCAACGTAGGGATAATATGCACCACTAACCACACTGCCATCTCTTACATCCCAAGAATCAACATGACGATGGCGACCAACCTTGTGACCCTTACCTAATATATTGAACCAACTGGAAGATATAACTGATGCTTCCAACTTTTCATGAGGACGAATATACTCATTGACACATTCTTGGATTCTTACTAGCAGAGGGCGAAGTTCTTTTTTAAACAAAAATTCCCTTTCCACCTCATAACTGCTCAACCCAGAAACCAAATGATATTCACCGACCATTGACTTGTCAATAACTCCAAGACATTCCTCATTATATTTACTTAAATTAAAATTGTCAATCCACATTATATTTTCATATGAGCGTTAAAACTCATGCTCCTTCTCTCACCTTCACTATAAAAAGGATATACAAAATGTTTTAAATATGACGGGAACACTAACATTGTTCCCACCTCTGGTTTAAATTTCAAATTATCACTTCTCATATCAGAGCTCTCACCATACATGAACTCAATGAGCCCATTAGTAGGATAGTGGTCTGTGAGCTCTTTGTCAAGTTCCTTTTGCATATTAGGGGGAATTTTTAGATACACTACAGCAGAAAAATCTCCAGTGTGGTGATGATAAGGATTATACTCACCAGCATACTGACTGACAATCCAACTATGTGTTAGATGTATATTTTCCAGTGTTGGCTTCCCTTCTTTGCCTGCAAGTTTATACCAACCATATGCTCTGTTCTTAGATATAATATAATTAAGATAATCCACACAAGCTTGTCTCATTGTGTTAAACAAGAACTTACGATCATCAGCATCTTCTACTGGAATTTGAATTTCTTTACTCACCTTGCCAACAAGCTTGTGCGACCAATCCCATTTAGCACTTTTCTGTTCACTAGACAAAACATCATCACCAGCTGCATTTACGATATTAACAAATCTTTTCGGAACAGTGGTTTCCATTATGGTAGGACTGAAAACTTCTAAAAATTTAGGCTGGTTCTTTTGGGTCTTCTTCATCATCTAAATCCTCAAGTATCCTAACCAGTTTTTCATGATCGATGCCTACTAAACCATTATCATCTTCATCAATTTTTCCTGTGGTAAAGGCTGACATAATTTTAGCCATGGGATGTACACAGTCACAATCTCTATATAACGATGCTCGAACTGCCTCAATGATAAATCCCATATCTCTCAAAAACTTTTCCCCATGCACATCAAAACCATTCTCTCCCACAGAATGTATCAATTGAACCATAACTGCTTCTGTGAGGTTATCACAGAACATAAGGTTCTCTTGCATTTCAATTATGTCTTCCTCAGGCAGTACTACTTCTTTTTTTGACTTTGCTTTCCACGGACCCTTTATCACGTTTCCGCTCAAGTTTTCTGGGACTTTGGTTGCCATCTTCTTCTACTCCATTATCGTCATTGTACATTTCTTGCGTATAGACTGTTCCTAACATTGGATAATAAGTTCCAACATCAAACTTTGGTTCACCCTTTTTCGGTCCATCCCAGTAATAAGCTTGAGCAACACAACGATAGGTTATTCTCTTTTCTTGGTGTTCACCATAGAAAAGATCAGGCCAGTCTCCAGATCGTAGATATGTCTTCATATTTCGGACATATGCCTCATGACCTGATAGCCTTGCAAGCGCACCTTTAATGTTTGCCCTAACTGATCTTCGTTCAGCACTCGCAAGTTCTTTCTGTGTTTTAATCCACTGTTTTACCTTCTTAGGACTAATAGGTGAATCATCAGGCAAAAGACGCAAGCTTTCATGAATGCCTGAATTACCGTAATCTGGATTTTTTGCAGCACGAGCTTCCCTTGCCTTTTCTAAACGTTCTGCAGCTGCTACCTTTTGTTCATCAGTCATGGGTTTACGTTTCTTACGAACTTTTTTCTTAGGTTCAACCCATCCACTATTATCAGTTTTTACTTTGATACTTTTTGTCATCGTTCTATTTATCCTAATTTTAACCAGTAACCAATAAGACCATTCATAAGAATAGCCAACCCAACCGCATTGACAATAATCAAAGAACGATCATTCCACATCAATGCGACAACTAACCAACCACAAATTCCTATACATTGAACAAGAATATTCCAAGGATATAAATTGTTTGAAGCTAGAACCATACCGACAATCAAGATAATAGAACTAACCCATTTGATATACCAATCGGTGGTATGTAATGGAGTAGTTGTCTTAGTAGCAATTTCGTGTGTCTCTAGTTCAATCTCTGCTGTCCTAGTTTTCTTCTCTTCATCAGTAACCATGTTCGTCCATTCTCTTTTCAAGAGTTTTTTTATAACGCCTACGACCAGCAGCTTTAGCTAACCTTTTCTTTTCACCCTTGGTTTTATGAAATTCACGTTCACGCAACTCTGTATAGAAACCATCTCTTTGCAACTTTTTCTTTAGGACACGCAATGCGCCATCAACGTTATTATTACGAACTTCGACTCTCACTTAATTTCTCCTCATTTGGGCAACTTCTTGTGCCTGTTTCTTTCCACGAATAGGTACTGCATTAGATTTATGCATCTGGGCAATCCCTATAATTTCAGTTCCCGTATAGACCATCTCTTCTTTCTTCGCCATAGAGGAGTCATATACGACCTTTGGTTTGGTGCTCTCGACAGGACTCGAACCTGTGACCCACGGTTTAGAAGACCGTTGCTCTGATCCAACTGAGCTACGAGAGCCTATACCCATCTTCTTTAAAAACTTTTCATGATCACGCTCGGCAGCAAGTTGACTTTGAGTCTTCTTGCGTACCTTACGTTTCTTGGTGTTCGTTGTAGAGTAGAACACCGGCAACAAATGCATACCACTCATTAGTACATCACAAAATATAAAACTTCATTAACAATACCAATTGTGGCAATCACCACTAATGCTGTAATCATTTCACTATTCTCCATTCTTTATCAGTGTAACACACGGTAACTTCTTTGTCAAGGCCTTTCTTGGCCTTTCGGCAATCACCCTCTTCATAATAACCACCCCACTTAAAATTGTCACGCATCTCTGCAAGACGTTTTAGATTTTCAGCGGGACGTTCTACGAACAGGTACTTGGTAGTCTCTGATTTGCATCCAATGATTTTACATGCAATAGGACTAACAAGACCTGTAAGCAGAGTTATCGGTTCAAAGGCTTGAACTTGACTTGGGATCAATAAGAGACAACTCACGCTTCCGGCGATCATCATCTTTCTTGTTTTGCTTTTCAGCATTTTCATCCAATTCCTTCCACGCCTTAGTAGAACGTAACTTGTTAAACAACATTTCATCTTTACGCAAACGATTCGTAAGAATTTTCCTTGCCTCTGCATCAGAATATTCTAACAGAACAAATGCACGATATTGTGTACCATGTGGTACGACTTCTACCTCTGACATGTGATATCCAGAAACATCTGTATCAGCAGTGATATTCTTCACTGCACGTTCCAACTCTGAAATTACAGACGCATCAAGATCACCAGACCCAACTTTCGCCTTGAACTGTTTTGCCTGACTACGCATCCTTGAGTTGATACGATCTGCGAGAATGACCTTTGCATTCAACACAGCTGCATCAATTGAGAATTGGAGATCAGGCGTGACAGCAGTTCCAGCAGAAAAGATGTTACTCGAATCCTTTGGTTGCATCTTGAACCAATCTGGAATACTGTCAATCTGTTCTTTCACACGATCACGTTTATATTCATAAGTCACATTGACTTTTTCTGAAGTGCTTGGCATTGCACTATCTTGTGTGGTCTGACACGCACTTAGCGCAAACAAACTTACGCACCCCATAAGGGCAGCTTTACTTACTGACAACATCTTTTGGCTCCTCTTTCATCATATTATCACCCATCTTCACGATGTCTGTACCAATACCTTTTACAGTATTACCACAGGCACCTAAACTCACCGCAATCACCACTAGGACAACACCTAGCAATGATGATTTCACAATATCCATTATAACCTCATTTAACATTCATAAGAGTCTCTACAGTTGCATCACGAACACCCGACTCAATAAAAGCGTTCTTGATGTATGGAATGGCATCTGGAAAATATGTAGCTACCAGAAAACCTAACGAAAAATATATTATAAACCTCACTGACAAATTTCCTTCCAAGCAAGTTGTTGTCTACCATCAATCCACACAACCATGTTTACTTTCTCGCAAACAGGCAATATATCACCTAAAAGATAGGGGTTATTATATGCCATAACAGGAGGCATGGGGGGAATAGGAGCATCAACAGGAACCTGTTGAACTGGAACAGTTGGTGATGATTTTGGAGCAGGTGGTTCTGTCTTTTCAGTCATCTCCACTCGACACTTTTGTTCCATAGTTTTATTTAATTTTTCTGGAACAGTGGTGCGAAGGATGTTTTCTTTCGCAGACAACTCAGCATTCTTACAGGCATCATTCTCTGACGTATCTGGCCCAAAGACATAGGTTCCAGAAGTTGGATGCCACTTGTCATTAATCTTTACATCCATATTGACAACACATTTTCTAGTATTGTCAATATATGGATATGTCTTCTTATCATAATTTTGTGATTTAGATATCACTCCTTCAAACGAAGTGTCAACATCAGTTGTGTATTTACACTCATTGGCAGAGGCAACTCCTGTTAGGAGACACAGTGCCGGTATCATAATATATTTCATCTCACCCTACAAATTAGTTTACCAAGTAATTTTCTGACCGACTCGACCAGCCCATTGACCACCATTTCCACGACCAACATTATATGCCTGACGCTCTACGGCACGTTGGTAAGCAGAAAGACGATCCGCAACACCACGATTACACTGGGCACGAGCAGCAGGATTACGATATTGTCCACAAGCTGCTGCACCAACTGTTTGGCGAGGTTGATTGTATACAGTGGGATACATATTTTGCGGTTGCTGCAAACGTTGTCCTAACAACAGACCACCGACAGCACCAATCGCTGTCGCAACTGTGTTACCTGTTCCTTTACCGAACTGATTACCGACAAACCCACCGGCGACACCACCTAGAATTGGACCAAGCCATTGATCATTTGCTTTTGCAGGAACTGCAACGGTCATCATGGATGCGGCCAGTGCCGCTACTATAAGTGATTTTCTCATTAAATTTCTCCTAATTGTGTTTCAATGTATGTAC